GTAACCAGTAAGCGCATACCCTGAATCACTTCAAAGTGTAATTCTCAGGGTGCGAATGACTATATCTCGCTCATAGCTGCCCGTCAATTTGGGTTGCTATGTCCCGGTTTACTGTTGGAAACGACCAAGTAATTTGCGAACAGGTAGTCAAGTAAAATGCGAATGGGTGATCAAGTGAATGCGAATACCCAATCAGTTTTGCAGACACCGATATAGCAGCCACAGAGATATCTACACGCTCGTGTTTTACCAACTTGCCAATAGCATCCGCTTCAGGTTGCATCATGTTCACTCGGCAACGACGATATAAAGTTGGTTGCTGATACCCTTGATGGCCATTCGGAATAGCAGACCAAGCAAAAAACTCAAGTTATTCCTGAATAAGGGTCGGGAAGCTAAATGCCTGGAAAGCTACCTGAAGAGTCAGTGTTATGAACCCCATATCCAGTTGCGTAAGGAAGAATCTGATGCCCGCAGGAATACGGCTTCAAAGTGCACCAGTTGGTTGAAGAAAGAACTCATAGCTGGATAAGTCGCTTTAGTCGTGACCTTACTCGTTGGGTAAAGAAAGTGATAATTATGAGGTTATGCTGTATCTGGTTTGCGGGATCATTGTCTGGAGTAAAATCCTACTGGGATTGGCTCTAAGGTGATCGCGTATTTGTAAAACATCGATCTTATAACCCGCCTCTACTGATCGACTCATTAGCGGAATGGGTGATCACTTTGAGTAGAATTTGCAGATACCGATGGATACATTACTTGATGGAAAACGCATCTGGGTCGAGAAGAATTCAAGCCAGATGTAAACTGACAGATACCTATATAAATAATTGCTAACTGTCAGAACAGATCTGAGCTAATACACCTAATCTTTTCACGCATTTCGGCCAATGATCCCATATTTCTGCTTTGTTTAATAATGCGACTTGATGCTGTCTGATTAAATCTAGATCTTTTCTGGTCAAGCGAGATGATTTATTTTTCTGAAGAATATATTTCTTCAAATCTACTATGCTAAGGATTTCTGAATATGACTCATTTTTTCCTGTTTTCTTAATTATTCTTTTAAGTCGAGATGAGTAAATTTGCAGTCTATCAAACGGATTGTCAATGTTGAGGATGTTGACTAGGAAACAATTAGTTTTAGTCTTTGATAAACTCTTCTTAGGCTTTATCCTTGCTTCAATGCGGAGGAATTGTTTGCATTCATTCAAATCTATATTCATGAGGCGTTTCTTTTTTAGTTTATTAACTCTATCGTTTCCATAAACATCTACTTTCTCATAGCAAAGAAAGTGTAAGACTGAGCGTGTACTACCAATCAATAGTCCTGGTAACCCATTTGGTTTATCATAATATTTGGATTTTTCTGACCGAGTTAAACCCCATAGATAATTATTTAACTTATCACCATAAATATCATAGGCAACATCTATTCGAGTGATCCAAGACTTTGTTAATAGAGCATGCAATTTTTCACTAAAACACTTGCCCAGCCAATGTAGTAATTTATTCATTTTGTTAGGTGGCATATATTGGGGGTTAAAGTCGAAACGTATGGATCCGGTTTTTAAATTAATAGGCTTGTAGTCAATTCTTAATAGTACCGGGGATTTTTTCGCAATACATTTGATTACAATTGCTTTGGTATATGGCTTTCCAAAAATGCCTCTGATGATTTGAACTCTATATCGCTTTGATTTTTGTTTATCCATGATATCTAGTTTTTTGTAAATCAAGTCTTCATCTTGTGGGTTTTCGAAGTTACTCACTAATGAAAGTTTGTCTATTCTCATTTTGGTAACCTGACCTTTATTATCTCTTCCTATTCTATTGGAGTGACAGAATTCTATGTTTTTTTTGTTTAAAAGCATGGGGAACCTCTAGGTATTAATAACTATCAAAGCGAGAAAATAGTGAGTTTTAATTTATGTCTCGGTTGAATTATTGTGGGTGAAAACAATATTCATGTTTTGAGATTTGTGTAAATCTATGTCTAGATATCTATTTAGGTGTCTATTTAGGTATCTATCAGAGTATCTATGTAGATATATATAGCTATGTGTCTATAGCGTGCTATTAGAGGCACGACGCAAGGATGATCATTAAGTGGATGTTTTGTTCTATTTCAGATTTACTTTTTGGCGGTTGGCTATCCAGTCCTGAACTTCTTCCTTCCTCCATGCGACGGAACGTGAAGACTTTCCTTCAGTGAGACGAACTGGTTCTGGGAAGTAGCCTGCCTTGATCTGACGGTATAGTGTTGCACGCGAAACTGCGCACATTTCTAGGACGATTTTGATTTTGATTAAACGTGCATTTGGCATGTTCTGAATTCGCTAGTTAAGCGTACCGGATTAGTACCTAGACTATTTACAGATTTCGTGGTGCTGCATGAGAGTGCTCATTAACTTTATGAAAAATAATATGTTTTTTTGAAAATTTGTTTCGCGAAAAATTTGAAAATTTGAAAATTTTGAAACTTTTCGGCTTATCTCTGCATCGACTACAAAAGTTTCAAACCCGAAACTTTCTCTACAACACACCTAAAACCAGTAACTAAAACATGCAAAATTTGCCAAAATTTTAGAGTTTTTTTTCGAAAAATAGAGGGGATGATGGGCGATATGACGATTTTTTCACAGTATGTGTTCAGATTGAGAGTAGCATTGCTACAGATGATCTGGACACGTCCGTGCTGCTGCTGGACTGCCCCAAGTGTAAGGTAGGGATGATGCTTGCTGATAGCTAAATATAATATTTAGATAGAGTGTAGTGGGGTGAGGAAGTATGATTGATAAGTAAACCTCAATCTTATGAAATATAAAATGGAGAGTGTGGATGGAACTTACAATAAAATACAGTGAAGTTAAAAATCTAGCTTATTCCTTGAAAGTAAAAACCAATGCACTACATCATTTGCAGCCTTACAATGCTAACTTGATGGATGTGTTGGGGGCTAATGAAAATGCACATAGTGCGATTTTGGTAAAGATATTAAAATTTAAATACAATGGTGTTAATGAGTTTTTACCTTCATTTATTAGCAGAGTGTTAAAACGTGATTTATTATTTAATAATGAATATTTAAACATTTCTGCAGAAAGATATAGAATTGATGCATTCATCCGTGATAAAAAAAATGCCATCATTATTGAAAATAAAATTCATGGGGCGGCAGATCAAAAAGAACAACTGAAAAGATATATTAATATCACTAAGCACCTTGGCTTTTCTGCAAACAATATCTATGTCCTATATCTCACCGGTATTGACTCGGAGTGCGAATTATCAAATAGCCTTGCTGAATACAGTGAGTCATTTATGGGGCGTATTCAGGTTTCCTCATTTAGCACGGATATTTTAGCATGGTTAGAAAACGACGTGATTCCCAATGTAAGGAATAAAGATAGAAATCTTCTTTTCTTTGTTAGTCAATATATAGATCATCTTAAGGGATTATACTTTAAAAGAGATAAGGATAAAAACATGAATGCACAATTAACTGAATATCTCATTGAGTCTATGGGCTTGAAAAACGAAAGCTTAGAAAGAACTATAAGTGTAATAGAGAAAGAGTTGAATGTGGTCAATGGATTACAAAAGCGACTGGCCGGTTTAATAATAGAGAAGAAAGAAAAGGTTTTTGATTATTGGTTTGAAACACTAAAAATGGACTTCCCTCATTTAAGTGTTTTAAGAAATGCTGACGACAGTACTCTAACTAAAGTTGGAGTGATTTTTTACTCAGATAAAGGATGTTTTTCAGTTTTGATTGAGAAAAACAATGATTCGTTGTATTTTGGGATTGGTAGACATTTTACCAAAGATGCGATATTGGATGAAAAAATAAAATCTTTCAGTGATGTTTTTTTAGACAAAGAATTTAAAGTGTCTCCATGGTGGTATGGATGGAAATTTACTAATTATGAAACTGGATATCACGAACTATCTGTTCTTATACGAAAAATACAAGCAGTACTTTGACGCTTTCAATCATTAAATAGTCGTTCGTTGATGAGAAAGTAATTTTACGTCAAATAGTTCCCTTATTGAATAGGTCCGCACTCTTATAATAACCCCTCTATTTGTAGAAGGGTTACATCTTTTATTTACATGAAACTAAATCGACCTTATTGATCGACTGATGTCAATACCTGCAACATAGCGTCATCATAGTGTTCCATTTCTGAAAGGCGAATAGCCTGTTTCAATAACATGGATTCAAATAAATTTCTGGCCAAACGACCATTTGCGAACTTGTCAGTGGAATTTCTGCAATTTGAGAAATTGTCTAACAACGCCATTTCAAGTTCATTATCTATTTTGTAGTCATTTCTCTCGGCCATTAACTTGACTATATTGACCAGTTCTTCATTATTGTAATCATCGAATTCAATGAAAAAGTTAAACCGAGATTTTAGGCCAGGGTTTATATTCAAAAAATGCTCCATTTCGTCTTTATAGCCTGCAACAATAATCACAATATCATCACGGTGATTTTCCATGGCAACCATGAGTGTTTCAATTACAATCTTGCCGAAGTCATCGTCCTCACCCGCTAAAGCATATGCCTCATCAATGAAGAGCACACCACCCTTGGCCTCTTCAAGAATTTTGCTGGTAATTTTTTCTGAATGTCCAATATATTTCCCGACCAGGTCTGAACGGCTTACTTCTCTGAATCCTCCTTGACTCACTAATCCATAAGCCTTGAAGAGTCTACCAATAATTCTGGCTACGGTTGTTTTACCTGTACCTGGGTTACCCGTAAACACGATATGTCTACCAATTGATACTGACTCCAACCCCAAGTCTTTTCTTTTCTTTTGGATAGTATTGAAGGCAATGAGTTCCTTTATCTTTCTTTTAGCACCAGTCAAACCGACGATATTATCTAGTTCATTTTGGATGGTTGATATTTCATCATGTTCAACATTAGCGATTTGAATATTATTAGTTGGTGCACCACAAAGAGCACAGAGTTCTGCTATAGATGCCTGTTTACCAACATACTTCATATCAAAAAATGAACAAAGTCCTTTTATATCAGTATAGGTTAGGAGGCTTAAAGCTTGTGTGAGATCCATCGATTCGAGCACTCTCCTAGTTAATTCATACTTATTCCCAGTGCCGGTAATAGCATTCGCTCTAAGAATAAATTGCAAGTCAGATTTATGGAGATTTTCTAAAACATCAAGAGGTGACATATAACTTCCTTATTAGTAAAAGTAATGATTTCAAAATCGAGGTGATCTACAAACTATTGCTCGTCCTAAGCGTTGCTGCCGCTCCTTGGCAGAGTAATACTTGACGTGTCGCAGGTCGGTTTTTTCGAGAGAAGACGGTTCCGCCTAAATTTTGCACATTTAACAGTTAATGTAGGTCAATATGTTGGTTTTTATATTATTTAAAAAAAATTCATTAAAAATCAATTGCGACACACCAATGCCTCATTAGGCGCTGAAATGCTGACATTCTGTGCGCAAAGCGAACATAGCCCGCTGGCATCACGCAAAAGCCAGTCTGACGCCATTTTTACCGAAGCCACCGAAATCAATCTGGAATTTGAAGCCGAGCAGGAGGCTAAACCCAACCTGCTGACCACCATCAAGACCATGTTTACCAAAAAACAAACCGGTGATGATGCGCGTTTTAGCGATGTGCATCAGGCGGTTGAATTGGTTGCGCAGCAGGTTGAGGGGAAATTGTCGGCTATCAGCACATTGGAACAGGCCTTTACAGCACTAAAGACCGCCAACGATGCGACCAAACAAGAACTTACTGAGCTGAAAACCACGCTCAGTAAAACAGACCGTAATTTCTCCCAGCGCGAGCGCTCAACTGGCAGCGACAGTGCCATGTTGACTGACTGCTAATTCACTCCGCTTGCCATGTTAAGGATTTAATTTCACATGAAAAAAGTCACCCGACAAAAGTACAACCAATACCGCCAGCAGGTTGCCAGCCTGAACGGTTTGGAAAAAGCCGATGACATCAACACCAAGTTCACCGTTGAGCCATCCATTGCGCAGAAACTGGAAACCAAACAACAGGAAAGCAGCGTTTTCCTGTCAAAAATCAACATTTATCCGGTGGATGAGAAAGAGGGTGAAAAGGTTGGCTTAAGTATTGATCGCCCGATTGCCAGCACCACGGATACCTCGAAGCAAGAGCGTGAAGCCTCCGATCCCAGCGGTCTGGATGGGACAAAATACAACTGTACCCAGACCAACTTTGATACCGCGCTGGCTTATATCAAATTGGATATGTGGGCTAAATTCCCTGATTTTCAAATACGCATCCGTGATGCGATTGTGAAACGCCAGGCACTGGATCGCATCATGATCGGTTTTAACGGTACTCACCGCGCAAAAACCTCTGACGGTAGCGTCAATAAGTTACTGCAAGATGTTAACCGTGGCTGGCTGCAAAGCATTCGTGACGATGCGCCAGGTCAGGTGATGGATAAAGTAGTTGATGAGCAAGGTGATGTTATCTCTGCAAAAATCCGCATCGGCAAAGGGGGTGACTTCCATAATCTGGATGCGCTGGTGATGGCCGCCACCGATGAACTGATTCAACCGTGGTTCCAGGAAGATACCGAACTGGTGGTGATTGTTGGCCGTCAGTTACTGGCGGATAAATACTTCCCGATCGTTAATCAGGAACAGCCGAACAGCGAAGCGCTGGCCGCCGATTTAATTATCAGCCAAAAGCGTGTTGGCGGTTTGCCCGCAGTTCGTGCGCCCTCATTCCCGGCTAATGCCATCATGATCACTCGTTTAGATAACCTGTCTATCTACTGGCAAGACGGCACTCGCCGCCGCCACATTATCGACAATCCAAAACGGGATCGCATTGAAAACTATGAGTCAGTCAATGAAGCCTATGTGGTTGAAGATTTCGACGGCGTAGCCCTGATTGAAAACATTGAATTCGGTGATTTCTCCGTTCCGGCTGGGGGCTAATTCATTATGAGTAACCCCGTTCGCCGCCATCGGCTGTTTGTGGCGGCCCAGCAATCGGATTCACTGAGCGAGGCGGCAAACTTGAGCCACGCCAGCAACTACGAGCTGTTGTTGTTCAAGCTGCAACAGGATATGGCCCAATTGGGCCGTATTGAGTCGATCGCCCGCAAAGCCGAAGTTAAACAAGGCATGTTGCCCACTTACCAGCCGTGGGTGGCGGGTGTGCTGGCGAAAGATAGCGGCGAACAGGACGACATTCTGATGCGTATGTTGATTTGGCATCTGGATGTGGGTGATATCACCCGCGCTCTGGATATTGCGCAGTATGCCATCAAGCATGATTTGGTGACGCCGGATAGCTTTAAGCGCACCACCGCGTGCCTGATTGCCGAAGAGGTCGCCGCTATTGCGCAGCGCACTTTGACCGACCAAAAGCCGCTCGATACTCCGCAGCTATTACGCGCCCAGCAAATTCTCACCGGTCAGGATATGCCGGATATGGTTTGCGCCCGGCTGCATAAGTTTGTCGGTTATGCCCTGCGTCAGGACGGCGACCACGTTCTCGCGCTGGCAAACCTGAAAACGGCGCTGCAACTGGACGATAACAGCGGTGTGAAAACCGATATTAAGAATCTTGAGAAGCTGATTAAAGCATCTTAGGAAAAATTCGATTAGGTGTAATTGTTGCAGGCAGTTTGGACTCGGACAGCGCGGAGCAGCCGGAGCGTACACGTAGTACGTGAGGATGCGAGCACTGCCCAGGTCCAAAATGGCAAATAAAATAGCCTAATCACCCTTACGCCCCGGCGAGGGCGGCACGATGGCTAATTAGGCTGTTTTTTCACCCTGATAAAGCCAGCGTCCACCGCCCGTTTATTTTGCGAGTGTCAGCATGGAAATCGTCATTAACACCAATCAGACACCAGAAGCGCCAGCACCGGTGGAACCAGCGGAAAACACGGTCATTAAAAATGACGGTTTCTGGCCGGATATCGACCTGAATCAGTACCGCGAAGAGTCACGGCAGGACGGCACCATAACCCAGCCGCGCGTGATTGAGGCGGCACTGTTTGCCATCAATGAAGTTAATGATCGGCTGACAGTCTGGCGCTTAACTCAGCAAAAACAGGGCTATCTGTCAGCTGTGGAGGTGCCAGCGGAAAAACTGAACGAGGAAAGCACCCGTATTCAGTTGTACCGCACGGCGGTGTTTTGCCTGATGCAAGCCCGTTTAACTGATCGTTTTCGTGGCTTTGATACTACCGGCGCCGGCGGCAAGCGGGCCGATTCACTGGAACCTACCATTGATAATCTGCGCCGTGATGCTGCCTGGGCGATTAACGATATTCAGGCGATCAACCGCATGACGGTGGAGCTGATTTAATGCGCATTCTGGCCCAGCAGTACGACACCGTTGATGCCATGTGTTGGCGCTACTACGGCCACACTGAGGGTGTGACAGAAAAAGTGTTGGCGGCTAATCCGGGGCTATCCGATATCGGGCCAGTGTTACCGCACGGTTATCCGGTGGAAATGCCGGAAGTCAGCACCGCAACCACCACGCAAACCCTGCAACTTTGGGACTGATTGCACAATTCCCCACAGGGGGTAACGGACATGAAAATGCCAGAAAAAGATCCAAGTTGGGTGGGGGTGGTACTGGCCTTTTATTCTACCCATTCAACCGTGATAAACGGCTTTCTGGTCGCCTTTATTGTGGCGTTTCGCCGCGTAGTGTGGGGCGGCGGTAAGTTGCGTGAGGGTATTGGCGAGGGGGTGGTGTGTGGGCTGGTCGGCGTCAATATCGGCCCGGTTATCTCCCCGATGCTGATCCATCTGATTGATGCGATTCCCTGGCTTAATGGCGCATTAACTGAAGTTGCCGCCGGGAAAGTGGAAATATTTGTCAGTTGCCTTATCGGGCTGATCGGCTTGCAGACCATCCGTGAGCTGGTATTCAAAATTGTTAACAAAAAGGCGGGAACCTCTGATGCCAAACCCTAAATTTATCTTCGGCAAGACCAGCGAGAGCAATCTGATCGGCGTGCATCCTGATTTGGTGAAATTGGTGCGCCGCGCACTGGAGCTGACATCGATTGATTTTAAAGTGATCGAAGGTGTTCGCACACTGGAACGCCAGCGCCAACTGGTTAATGCTGGAGCCAGCCAAACCATGAACAGCCGCCATTTAACCGGTCATGCGGTGGATATTGTGCCGCTGCCCGATGGCAAGGTGAGTTGGGAATGGAAGTATTTTTATCCGATGGCTGACGCAATGAAACAGGCCGCCGCCGAGCTGGGGATCGCCGTGGAATGGGGCGGTAACTGGACCACCTTTAAAGACGGCCCGCATTTTCAATTGCCCGCCCGTCAATATCCGGGCTAACACCATGCCAATTTTTAATACCGCTCCGCTCGCATGGGCGATTGCCGCCGCCTTACTGCTTGCCGGTGGAGTACAAACTTATCGTTTGTCTGAGGCCCGGCAAGTAGTCATTGATCAGCAAGCCGCCGACGTAGCCAGTAAAAACGGCCAACTTATCGCGCTGGCACTGATCGCCAATGCCAATAATCAGGCACAGGCACAATTGCGCCAACAGGTTGCCAGTATCGATCAGTTGTTGGCGCAGCGTAATAGCCAAATCAAGAGGTTATACCGTGAAAATGAAACCTTACGCCGCTGGGCTGATACTCCCCTGCCTGATGACATTATCCGGCTGCGCCAGCGACCTGCCTTTACCGGGGCCGCAGATTACCGTCAATGGCTGTCCGAGAGTCACGCCTTGCCCATTTCCAGCAGCGGAACCGCACACTAACGGTGACTTAAACGACGATATTGACCACCTTGAGGCCGCATTGCACGCTTGCGCGGCGCAGGTTGATACGGTGCTGGCTTGCCAGCAAGGGGCGGCCAATGTTAAAGCCTGATTCGCTGCGCACCGCCATTTTAAAGGCGGTGCCGTACATCAAGCAAAACCCAGACTGCTTACATGTCTTTATTGATAAAGGGGCGATTATTGCCACGCTGGCCCCGTCATTATCGTTTGAGTATCAGTACACCTTAAATCTGGTGGTGACCGATTACGCTGATAGCATTGATTTGATTGTGGTGCCGATCCTGCATTGGTTGCGCACCAACCAGCCGGATATTATGGCAAATCCCGATAAGCGTCAGGATGGCTTCACCTTTGAGGCCGACTATCTGGATAATAAGGTTTGTGATATCAGTTTCGACATTAAACTCACTGAGCGAACCATTGTTAAGGAACAAGACGGAACGTTAACCGTGACGCATATGGCAGAGCCGGTGCCGCCGGAATATTTTGTCAAAAGCTACAAAGTGAATGTTGACGGTAAAACCGTGGCGGAGTGGGTCGCATGAATGATCTGCATGAGTTAGACCAAACCTTATCAATTTTACTGGCGCAATTATCCCCACCGGCGCGTGGTGCGTTTATGCGCCAGGTATCCAAACAGCTACGCCAGCGCCAGCAAAAGCATATTCAGTCGCAGCAAAACCCAGACGGATCGCCCTTTGTGCCACGCAAGAAAAAACGCCGCGATAAACAAGGCCGCATCAAGCGCAAGATGTTTACCAAGCTGCGCACCGCCCGTTATATCAAAAACGAATCCAACGCCGACGAGGCCGCCGTCACCTTTAGCGGTAAGGTCAATAATCTGGTGCGAGTGCATCACTACGGCTTACGGGATAAGGTCACAAAGAACGGGCCAACGGTTAAATACGAGCGCCGCCAGTTGCTAGGCTTTACTGACGGCGACAGTGAATGGATTGGGGATCTGGCGTTGGAGTGGATTGGTAAATAATTATTATTAAATTAGACACCTGAAATATCAGCCAAGTACTTACAATCAACGTTAGCCATTCCATAAGATTGAGCGTGCTTATATCCCTGAGACCATAAATTAGTTACATATATCGGATTGAGCTTAGGATAAAGTTTTTTGACGATATCAATAGTTGGTATGTCATCTAACCCTCTGACTGACCTTTTATAAGCCTCGCAGCCTAACGCATACGGTCGTTTAGGATCCCTTTTGGCCCACTGAATTTCTCTCGATGCCCTTTCAGCGCTTTTGTTTTTATTTATTTCAATCGCTTCATCTAAGTACCGCTTTATTGCCGGTGTATCTGCTACACATAACGGTTTATTGGATAATATATAAACAGAGTTATCATTTCGCTCATATACGCCCTTTATAACAAAACTCCATGGGTTAGCTCGCCCATCGCAGCCACTTACAAAGCGCGTAATTAGAGCCAAATTATTGCTATCGATAAATTGTGAATCATCCTGCTGAATTCCAATTGAGGGGGTATACACTTTTATGCGTGATTCCCATTGGTTAGGTTTTGTGGCTGAATAAGCGTTAGTGCTAATAACTAAAAAACCAGTAAAAAATAATAATAGTCGCATTTAGAATACTCGGTTTTATTGTTTAATTAAGTGTCATAAGAACATGTTACAGAGGTAATGCCCAATGACATTATCTCTTGTGCCATCCATCACATGTCGTGCGCGCCCGTAAGCGGCACACTGACTGCATGAATAATTAAGTACCCGCGCCATCAGTCATTAGGCTTTACTGACGGCGATAATGAATGGATAGGCGTTTAGTGTAGAAAACATCTCTAACTCATTATTTTATATAAAAGATTTATTTTTTCTTATTAAATGAAAAATCACTTTCGTCAGTAAATATGACAGAATAAGAGCAAGAATAGCCATTTCATAATAGAGCGCTATCAGAATATTCGTATTAAGAAAGTTAAAATAACTGATCGCATCGCCAAACTGATCACTTGACAATACCAAGACCAACACTTCTGGAATAAGAAAGGTCAAGATAACAAATAAAACAAGAAAAGTCCCAAATTTAGCCAATCGCATCATACAGCTCCTTTGTAGTATTTAAAATCCATAATTATAACGTATAGTACACGATTATTAACAATCAATGGAGTGCTAGTTAATGAATGCTTCTATTTATTTAAAAGAAAAACTAAATGCAGATAGGATGTTATCACTCTCACTTGATCGTGGGCTAAAAGAAACCATGAGTTCTGCCAAGGGAACAATCGAGAGTGTATACAGTGGCGCAGAGAGAGCCAGTTGGTATACATCCTGTTTTTTTGAAAAGTATGCCAGTGAATGTCAGGAGATAAAGGCTGAGGATGCAAGAATAATAAAGGCAATATCAGAAATATACAAAAGATCTGACGTTATCTTTGACATGATAAAGCTTTATGTCGAGTATGTTCTTGATAAACATACGCTGCGTGAAAATGCGCGGAGTTCTGCTTATCACTCATCCCATGTGGGTGCCAATCTCGCAGTTTCAATGGCTACCAAAAAATCAATGGCTTACTCTATAGCGAAAACGGTTTCTGGGTCATTCTCTGTATCGAATATTGTTCGAGCAGAAATAAATAAAAAAGGTTTGTTTTTAATTAATGCCGCTGATTTATATGGCAAAGTTCAGAAGTCCGCCATGGCAGCCAGGAAGCTGCAAGTCATTGACCCTGGGTATTACAATTTACTACGAATCAATAATATAGAAATGCTTTATGTATATATCGATCCGGTTATTTCTAAAGCCATGGAGAAAATACGTTCGAACTCCAATTTAAGCTTTGACGAAATTGTGAATATACTTAATGGCATGGGAAGATAATGAAAAGGATATTATATAATATATTGTTTTCGACGATCCCATTTATTATTATCGTTGTACTTGCAGCTTTATATTTAGAATTTATTCCTAATCACTTTGGTAAGCTGACATTAGTAACAATTGTGATTGTGTTTTTTGTATCATGTAAAATAATGCCTAATAAATATATTTAAAATCAATGAGATGACTGTTTACGGTCATCCTTTGAATAACTAATGTAATAAGTAGCTCTTCCTTTCTATTATCCTACCCAACACCTCTTATTTTTTCCTTTGTGCCATCCCTCACACAAAACCCATCACATGCCCCGCGCGCCCGTAGGCGGCACACTGACTGCATGAATATCCTTATGGCTGGCCTCAAACGCCTATTGGCTAACATTATCCGTATTGGCATCGTCTCAGACGTCGATCTTGCTAACGGATTGTGTCGGGTCAAGATAGGCAACCTTGAAACCGATTGGCTCAATTGGTTAACGCTACGCGCCGGTCGGGTGCGTTTTTGGTCTGCGCCGTCCAAGGGTGAGCAAGTGATGGTGCTTAGTATTGGCGGTGAACTCACCACCGGTTTTGTGCTGCCCGCCATTTTTTCAGATGCCAATCCAGCCCCGTCACAATCGGCCGATGGCATAGTGATCACTTTTCCTGATGGCGCCCGTTTTGAGTATGAGCCGGAAACCAGCCACCTGGCCGTTACCGGAATAGCCTCGGCGGTGATTGAAGCCAGTGAGTCGGCCAGTGTTACCGCACCCAATATTATCTGTAGTGCCTCGGTCAAAATCACGCTGAATACCCCCATTGTGGAGTGTACCCAACATCTGGCTACCGCCACCTTAGAAGTGAAACAAGGCGGCAAAATGAGCGGAAATATTGAGCATTCCGGCGGCCAGTTTTCATCTAATGGGGTGGTGGTTGATAAGCATAATCATGGCGGCGTGCAGCGTGGCGGTGATTGGACTGAGGGGGTTAAATGACCAGCGATAAATATTGCGGTATGAACCGTAACACTGGCTTACACATCGACGATATTGACCATATTCGCCAATCAATCAGCGACATTCTGACCACGCCGCAAGGCACGCGGGTGATGCGCCGTGATTATGGCTCACTGTTATCCACCCTGATCGACCAGCCACAAAATCCCGCTCTGCATCTAAAAATGATGGCAGCTGTCTATGGTGCGGTAATGCGCTGGGAACCGCGCGTGACGCTGAATGCCATCAGTATCACTACTCAAATTGACGGCAAGATGATTGTGGACTTAACCGGAAGTCGAACCGATAGCGACAACCAGTTGAGCCTAACCCTGCCGCTGGAGGGCCGATAATGCCAATTATTGACTTAAATCGATTGCCTGCACCGCAAGTCATTGAATCACTGGATTTCGAAAGCCTGTTCGCATTGCGCAAAGAGGGGTTTATTGCCTTATATCCGGCCGACCAACAAGGCGCAGTGCACTTAACACTGTCATTTGAGTCTGAACCCATTGTGAAGCTGTTGCAAGAAAACGCCTACCGTGAGGTGATATTACGTCAGCGTGTCAATGAGGGGGCGCAGGCGGTGATGGTGGCTCATGCTATCGGCAGTGATTTAGATCACCTCGGCGCAAATAATGGTATTGCGCGGTTGACCATCACTGCGGCCAATCCCGACACCATCCCACCCACTGCCGCAGTGATGGAGTCTGACGACGATTTCCGGGTGCGCATACCGCAGGCTTTTGAGGGCTTGAGCGTGGCCGGGCCAACCGGCGCTTACGAATATCACGCTCGTAGTGCGGATGGCCGGATTGCTGATGCCTCCGCCATTAGCCCGTCTCCCGCTTGCGTTACCGTTACTGTGCTCTCTCGCGAGGGGAACGGCGTAGCCGCACAAGATTTATTGGATAACGTCTTTGCTGCGCTGAACGATGAAAACGTGCGGCCAGTGGCCGACCGATTAACAGTTAATTCTGCCGCTATCGTGGAATACCAGATTGACGCCACGCTCTATTTTTATCCGGGGCCCGAAGCCGAACCGATCCGTGCCGCAGCCGAAGCCAGGCTAAACACCTATATCGGCACCCAGCGCCGCTTAGGTCGCGATATTCGCCAATCAGCCATTTATGCCGCGCTGCATGTTGAGGGGGTGCAGCGGGTAGAACTGGTCGCGCCGCTGGCAGATGTGGTGTTGGATAGAACGCAAGCCGCTCACTGCACCGGTTATAGCTTGAGGGTGGGCGGCTCTGATGAATAAACGCTTATTGCCGGTTGGCTCTACCCCACTGGAGATCGCCGCCGCACAAGCCTGTGCACGTATGGCGGATATTGATGTGCCATTGAGCAAGCTGTGGAATGCCGACACCTGCCCGCTGGAATTACTGCCCTATCTGGCATGGGCGTGGTCGGTAGATCGCTGGGATGAGAAGTGGCCGGAAGCGACTAAACGCTCAGTGGTTAAAGTCGCTTACACCGTGCATAAGCGCAAAGGCACTATTGGCGCGATTCGGCGCGTGGTGGAGCCGCTCGGCTATCTCATCAAGGTGATTGAGTGGTGGAAAACCAACGAGACGCCCGGCACCTTTCGCCTCGATGTGGGTGTGTTGGAAACCGGTATTACCGAGGAAATGTATCCCGAACTGGAACGGTTAATAGACGACGCCAAGCCGTGCAGTCGCCATCTGAATGGCCTGTCGATTAATTTGGCTGTTAACGGGACAATCCCCATCAGTGCCGCCAGTTATGACAGCGACGAAATGACCATTTACCCCTATGAATGGACTCAATATGACGAATAAATACTTTGCCTTACTGACCCATATCGGCACGGCCAGACTGGCGAGCGCCACCGCACTTGGCACCCGTTTAGAGATAACCCACATGGCGGTCGGTGATGGCGGTGGTACCCTGCCAACACCCGATCCGGCACAAAACAAACTGGTGAATGAACAGCGCCGCGACGCCTTGAATTCATTAAGTATTGATGCAGTTAATTCCAATCAAATCATCGCTGAACAGATTATCCCTGAGACCGAGGGCGGGTGGTGGATTCGGGAGATTGGCTTGCTGAATAAAGCCGGAGAGTTAATTGCTATCGCCAATTGCCCGGAAAGTTATAAGCCGAAAATGCAGGAAGGCAGTGGCCGTACCCAACTGATTCGCATGATATTCATGGTCAGCAGCACGGCGTCAGTGATGCTGAAAATTATCCCATCAGCGGTACTGACCGCGCGAAACTATGCGGATGATAAAGCTATTGAGGTCAAAACCTATATCGATGAGTTGATGATTGCTCATGAAAACTCATGCAACCATCCCGATGCTAGCGTATACGCCAAAGGTTTCACGCGATTAAATAACGATATCGATAGTAACCTTGAAACCGAAGCCGCCACGCCCAAAGCGGTGCAAAAAGCGGTAAATGCTGCGGTGGCATTGATGAGTAACCATCTCGACACCCTCAATCCTCATCCGCAATATCTCCTCGCCAGCCGCAATTTATTTGATCTTAGCGATATCAAGGCGGCGCGGGCTAACTTGCAATTAGGTTCTGCGGCCACCAGAAATGTTGGTAATGCTCAAAATGAACTCATGCAGGTCGGCGCATTTGGCTGGGGCGGCAACTGCATTATTGCCTCGGCGGGGATCAATGCACTGACAAAAACCGGCATGTACAACGTCAATCAATACGCTCCCGATAAACCCGAGGGCTTTGGTGATGCGACCATTCAGCATATTCAAAATGACTCATTAACCGCCCACCAATTCATTTTCTCCACCAACAATACCCACACCGCGGCCAAAATAGCTTATCGTCTGCGCTCCTATGGTCAATGGCGGGAATGGATAGATATCGTCACCAGTCGCAGCGATACATTAACGCCCATCGGCATTCCACTACCCTACCCAGGCACCACGCCACCGGCAGGCTATTTAAAATGTAACGGCGCATCATTCTATGCCCACCACTACCCCACGCTGGCAACCTTATATCCGACCCATAAATTACCCGATTTGCGCGGTGAGTTTATTCGTGGATTTGATGACGGGCGCGGCATTGATACAAATCGCACCCTGTTAAGCGCACAAACCGACGCACTGCAAAATATCACTGGTGGCATCCGTGGCGTATCGGAAAGCCTCGGCATCGCAGCAGAGAGCAACTTCACTGGTGCTTTCGCGAAAGCTGAGTCTGTCGGCAACGACAACACCCCGCATCATACCGACATCACTCATTGCGGCAGCTTTGATTTTGACGCCTCCCGCGTGGTGCGCACCGCCGCCGAAACCCGACCACGCAACATCTCATTTTGCTATATTTTGAGGGCTGTCTAATGAAATATGACTTTACCGTTCAACCGGCCATCCTGGATGACCATCAACTCGCCAGTCAGGCGGGATGGGTAACGCTCTATCACTATGATGCGGTGAGTCTGGAATATGCCAGTGCGGGCATGGAGTACTTGCCGCTCGGCGTCGGCCTGCCAGCGCATTCGGTGGCTGACGCGCCAGTCATCCAGCCTAAAACCGGCATGGCGTTGGTGAGAGATTTATCCGCAAATCAGTGGGTAACAGTAGAAGACCATCGCCATCAAACGGTTTATGACATTGAAACTAAAACTGAATCCATCATTTCTGCACTCGGCCCCATGCCACACAATAAAACACAGCTTCAGCCAACACATGAATTTGATCAATGGACGGGAACCGCCTGGGAAGTCGATCAACAGGCATTAAAAGCCAGCCATATTGCCACCGCCAGCCAACAGAAAACCGCACTGATAAATCAGGTATCAGATCACATCAACATCCTACTTGATGCCATCGCAATGGATAATCAACAGACTGATATTCAGCAATTGGCGGCACTCAAACAGTACCGCGTCGCGCTACTGCGCATTGACCCCAGCGCCGCGCCAGATATTGACTGGCCGGAGTTGCCGCAATAAGGGTTGATTTTATGTTTGTCTTAAAATGAGACTGAGTGATACCTAAAATAGATCAGAATGGCTTCCTGTCCTTTCGAAGCGAAGCAAATCATCAGTAATCTTGTAGATGATAAGCCAGTCTGGCTCTATATGTGCATCCCTGTAACCTTTGTAATTACCTTGTAATTGATGATCCTTATATACAACAGGCAAGGGCAATTTATCGTTAATCAGAAGCGTCATAATGACTTTAAGTTTATTCATATCTTTATGGCGCTTCTGAGCTTTTTTCACATCTTTCTGGAACTGACCTGAATATTCAATTTCCCTTTGTTTAGTCATGGTCTATCAGATACCTAATTTATCAAAAAGATCATCAGCATCCTTTGCTTTATGGACATCGACACCTTTCTCGCTGTTGGCAATAGTATTAGCGGTAAGTTCGTTAGGAATACGCAAATCGAACGGAAGCGCTTTTTCTCGGGCAACCTTGGTTAAGGTTATCCGCACCAGATCGGATACGGTTAAACCCATACCTGCAAGCACAGCAGCGGCTTCATTTTTTAGGGTTTCGTCTATACGAGCACGAACAAAAGCATTTGTAGCCATAGTAAAACCTCCTTTTAGTTGAAGAGTCTATTGTGGCTCAACTGAGCTACAAAATCAAATATGCCTCATGGCTATTTTCTCGGCTCAACGTTTCGTGACTGAAGCTCTTTCCTGATTATTCTCTTAATCCAGGCAGCCAGTGATTCATCACCGTCTAACTTTTGGGCCTCTTCCATTTCACTACGCAACTCTGGATCGAGACGAAACTGGAATGGTGGATTTCCTCTTCTTTCATTCATGTGTGTTGACACCTAAATTACACTTGAGTTAATGTAGTGTTGTGTGATGACACATTACTATCACATACCATAAATGACAATGCCCCGATGTGCTTGGAACACAACGAGGCATCTAACCACACCATTATACGAGGTAATGCTATGGCTGACGCTAATAGTAACATACGTGCATATTCAAAGCTCTACACCTTCCTTAACGCCCGTTCGAACACATTACTGGCCGAAATTTCTCCGTTGCGCCTGATCTCCGTTTTGGCTCCCACTGAATGTGAAGCCCGCAATCTGCTGGCCGGTTTCTCACTGGTGTTTGTTTCTTGCAAACCACAGGAGAAGCGCCATGTTGCCTGATACCAATAGACTTTATCCCACATTGACTGAGGTGTTCGGTAAGCTGGATATGTCACACCTGAGTGCTGATGACACACTGGAACTGGCAAACAGTAGCGAGGAATGTTACGCCGGATTGCTGCATGGGCTGAATTTTATCGGGGATACTTTTGTGACCTTTGCCGACAACGATGTGTTGGATTTCTCAGCAGAAAGTTTGTGCCAGTTAGGCCATTGTCTGGCATCAATCAGTATCCTGGTACCCGCCCTCACTCAATTGCAAGCATCAGCAAACGCTAAGCTCACTAACAACGAGTTGGCCGAGCAATAAACCTCACCGCTCCCGCTACTATTATCTTTAGCGGAAGCGGTATAAACATCCCTTAATCACACCTGTAACTCGTTATTTTAACGTGGAAAAATGTTTGTCCTAAAATGATGCTGGCTAATTGCTCAGCAGAATCTCATCCGGTTATAGTCACACCGCAGCGGTAAAATCCTTTACCGGATTTGGCAGTCCGGCATATACCAAAGCGCATGGCGTAAATACGGTTACATGGGTAATAAGCAAGAAATGGTGAGCTGGGTGGGGGCATTGCAAGATGCACCGGTTTCTTGGTGGCCGGTAGTTCCAACCTCACTCAGTTCACCACCCATAAAGAGATTGTAACCTCAAGCTAGCGATCTAAATCCCGTCAGCCAAGAAACGAGCATTATTAATTCAACGGCCAGATTGGTGACCCAATAACTCGTCCGTAGTACAAGGAAGCACTTATGACAATTGCAGAAGTACTGAAATTAGAAGGTTTTAAGAAGGGTTTTGTGGAGGGATTTGTTGAAAGCTATCAGGAAAGTCATCGGGAAACGATACTGAATATTGCCCGGTCTCTACTGGCCGAAGGTGTTGATCGCACTCTGGTAAAGGAAGTCACTGGCCTACGTGATGAAGACCTGATGCAATAACGCGTTAACCGAGCGATGTTGTGTTAGACGTTGCTTTATTTCTGCCCGTTTTTCGCACCCTATTTATTCCGCGCTGTGATTGCTTTTCCTCTCTTATTCATATCGATAACTCATTATTTTAAATAGAAAAAATGTTTGTCCTAAAGTGGTGCGGAGTGATTGCTCACACTGATACCCATGACTATTATCGCCCGATGAAAACAACCCCTACACCCCATGATGCACTTTTTAAGAATTTTATGACCCAGCCCGCGACGGCGTGTGACCTGCTGGAGTTCCATTTGCCACCTGAATTGCGGCAACTTTGTGACCTGAGCACCTTACGGCTGGAATCTGGCAGTTTTATTGAAAACAACCTGCGCGCTTGCTACTCGGACGTGCTCTACTCGCTCAAAACGACTGCGGGGGACGGTTATGTTTACGCCCTCATTGAACATCAAAGTTCCCCTGATAAGCATATGGCTTTTCGCATGATGCGCTACGCTATTGCCGCTATGCAGAGTCATCTTGATGCCGGACACGACCAATTGCCGCTGGTCATTCCCATGTTGTTCTATCATGGCATGGTCACGCCGTATCCGTATCCCATGAGCTGGTTACAAGCGTTCAGCGTACCCACACTTGCCGGACAGCTATATGGCGGCAACTTTCCGTTGATTGATGTGACCGTTATCCCCGATGACGAAATCATGACACATAAGCATGTCGCCATTCTGGAGCTGTTGCAGAAACACATTCGTCAACGTGACCTATCCGAATTATCGGATCAACTGGTCATGCTGATAGCAAGTGGTTACACTACAGAAGATCAACTAAAAGCGGCGATAAATTACATCATACAGGTTGGTGATACGGCAGACCCAGAAGCGTTCCTCCGCAGCCTGGCCAACCGCTTACCGCAGCATGAGGAGTCACTGATGACAATTGCACAAAAACTGGAACAAAAAGGTGAAACAAGGGGTGAAGCAAGGGGCGAGAAGAATGCCACTCTGAAAATTGCCCGTACCATGTTAGCCAATGGTCTTGACCGTGCCACAGTAATGAAAATGACAGGTCTGAGAGAAGAAGAACTGGCACAAATTTGCCATTAAGTTGCTAGTTAAATCCCTACTTTTAACAGGCGATGTTGCCTTAAACGTCGTCTGTTTACGCTGTTTATCACTCCTTTCCCTTTTTATTTCTTACTCTTTGTTGCCTCATCCATTCTTTAACGCATCACCGCGATAACCCCCTATTTTTACAGAAAAAATGTTTGTCCTAAAGTGATGCGAGCTGATTGCACACCATAACTTCGCTGGGCTATAGTCACGCCGCAGCGGCAAAATCCGCTGTCGGGATTAGCGTCTCGGAATTCATTGAAACGCACGGCCGTAGATTCGGCTATTATGTGCAGGCACAGTGACACCTGTAATAAGTAAGCAATGGTGAACTGGGCGGGGGCATCGCAAGATGCGCCGGGTTCTTCGATGACCGGTTACGCTAACCCCGTTCAGTTCACCACCCTCTGAGGTTAGCGTCTCTTGGTGGTGATGATCTCTCCCATCGAAGAGGTAGTCATCATGGATCTGACGACTAAACACCTGTCATTATTGACCTGCACTATCGTTGCTATTCCCACACCTGTTGCTTCATCTGTCCCTCTGCTGCCGGAGGTGCGCTATGTACGATGACACCCCCTGCGAAGTAGAAGAACTTATCGACCACTGCCGTGCGTTGATTTACGCCATCGTCACCATAGATCGAGCCGATGCTAAAGAGGTTCTTTCTCTTATTTTGTGGCAACAAATTGATGCGTTACGCAGTACTTATCTGCGGGATAGTGAGGAGCCACTCGAAGTAGTGTGCGCCCTCTAACACAAAAGATAGGTCACCACTGGAATGGATTTATTGATGGTTAACCTATCTACAATGACTTTGAATCTGTAGGAGTTGAACCGTAAATACAATGAGATATAAAGGTTACACTGCAAAAACCGGCTACAACACGAAACACTGCATAGTACTCATATTCGTGATGTAGTCGGTTTTTATGCGGAGAATATCGCTGAATCTGTGTATCTGTTTTTTTGTGCCATCCCTCACACAACCCCCACCCACTGCCCCGCGCCTAATTATCCGGCATCATAGCGAATGAACGCTTAACCGGAGAAAACCGCATGTCTGCAACCGATTACCACCACGGTGTGCGCGTCATTGAAATTAGTGAAGGCACTCGCCCGATCCGCACTGCCAGTACGGCGGTGGTCGGGATGGTTTGTACCTCCGATGATGCTGACGCCACCGTATTTCCATTAAATACCCCGGTATTACTCACCGATGTGTTAGCCGCCAGCGGCAAGGCTGGTGAAACTGGCACATTAGCCCATTCACTGGACGCTATCAGCGACCAAACCAAACCCGTCACTATCGTTGTCCGTGTAGCTCAAGGTGAAACCGAAGCTGAAACCACGTCCAATATTATTGGCGGAATAACACCCGATGGCCGTTATACCGGCATGAAAGCGCTGTTAGCCGCCCAGGGTAAGTTTGACGTCAAACCGCGCATTTTGGGGGTGCCAGGTCATGACACCAAAGCGGTTGCCACTGAACTGCTTGCTATTGCTCAGAGCCTACGCGCTTTTGCCTACATCAGCGCCTATGGTTGTAAAACCAAAGAAGAGGCCATTATCTACCGCGATAATTTCAGCCAGCGAGAGGCTATGGTGATTTGGCCGGACTTTCTTAGCTGGGATACGGTCACTAATGCCGAGGCTACCGCCTTTGCGACCGCCCGCGCCCTCGGCCTGCGCGCCAAGATTGATAATGATGTTGGCTGGCATAAAACACTGTCTAACGTGGGCGTCAATGGCGTTACCGGTATCAGTGCGGATGTATTTTGGGATCTGCAAAACAGCGCCACCGATGCCAACTTGCTTAACAGCAAAGACGTTACCACCCTGATCCGCAAGGACGGTTACCGTTTTTGGGGTTCCCGTTCTTGCTCTGATGATCCGCTATTTGCCTTTGAGAACTACACCCGCACCGCGCAGGTATTGGCTGACACCATGGCCGAGGCCCATATGTGGGCCAACGATAAGCCGCTTACCCCGTCACTGGCAAAAGACATTATTGAGGGCATTCGCGCCAAAATGCGCGAGCTGAAATCATTGGGTTATCTGATTGATGGCGATTGCTGGTACGACGATAGCGTCAACGATAAAGACACCCTCAAAGCGGGCCACCTGTTTATTGATTACGACTACACCCCGGTGCCGCCGCTGGAGGATTTAACCCTGCGTCAGCGGATTACGGATCGTTATCTGGCTAATTTCGCCGCCGCCGTTAATAGCTAAGGAGCTTAATCATGGCATTACCACGCAAACTTAAGTTCCTGAATGTATTCAATGACGGGAACAGCTATCAAGGGGTGGTTGAATCGATCACCTTGCCAAAACTCAACCGCAAATTTGAAGAGTTTCGCGGTGGCGGCATGAACGGCAGCGCTAAGGTCGATTTGGGGCTGGCTGACGGGGCGCTGGATGTTGACTGGACGCTGGGCGGCATTGAGTCCGAGATCTACAAGCAATGGGGCGTAACCAAAGTCGACGGGGTGTTACTGCGCTTTGCGGGTTCCTATCAGCGCGACGATACCGGCGAAACTCACGCGGTAGAAATCGTGATGCGCGGCCGTCATGAAGAAATTGACGGCGGCGACAGCAAGCAAGGCGATAACATCACGACCAAGATTTCCACCAAAAACACCTACTACAAATTGACGTGGGACGGTGAAGTGCTGATCGAAGTCGATATTGTGAATATGGTCGAGATGGTCAACGGCGTCGATATGCTGGAAGCCCACCGTCGCAATATCGGTTTGTAACATCTCCCCATCAGAGAGTGGATGACGAGTCGCGATAGCCCAATCGATGGGGAAATGTTCCGTTCGGGTCGTAGCGGCTTAAGCCGCCGGAGCGCCCGTAGGAACAGTCACCCCGTCGCACTCGGGGGCAAATCACCTAACTTTTAATCGGATAATTATTATGAAAAAAGACACGACTGAACCCCAATTTAATGTGATCACGCTGGATGTTCCCATTATCCGGGGTAATACCACCATCACCGAAGTGACGGTGAATAAACCCAACACTGGCGCATTGCGCGGGGCTAAATTGCAAGCGCTGTTAGATACCGATGTTGACGCGCTGATCCGAGTATTACCTCGCATCACCACCCCTAACCTGACCGTGCCAGAAATCAGCAATCTTGATCCAGCTGATATCTACGCGCTGTCTCAGGCGTTGGCTATTTTTTTCTTACCGAACTCGGTCAAGTCCGATTACCTGAAAGCCTGACGGTTGATGATTTGGTGGCTGATATCGCGGTGGTATTCCATTGGCCGCCATCAGCCACCGACCCGATGACTGTAGGTGAGCTTTTAGAATGGCGACATAAGGCCATAATCCGTAACGGGGGCAGTGATGAGTGATAAGAACCTCCGCTTGCAGGTTTCTTTAAATGCCATTGATAAAGTTACCAAGCCATTTAAATCTATGTTGGCCAGCAATAAGATGCTGGCCGCATCCATTAAAAACTCCAAAGAGGAACTCAAGCAACTCAATAGCCAGGCGGCTAAAATTGAGGGCTTTCGCAAGAATAAAGTGGCGGTTAATGGCGCTGCTCAGGCGCTGGCCTCCGCCCGCGATAAAGCGCGCCAGCTTGCCAATGAATTAAAAAACAGTGCCGCGCCCACCGCTAAACAGGCAAGAGAGTTTAAGCGCGCCAGTGAAGAGGCTGCGAAACTAAAACAAAAATACCATGACTTACGCACCGCGCTACATACCCAGCGCACCGCATTACAAAGCAGCGGCATTGCCACCAATCGATTAGCTCAGGCTCAGCGATCCCTTAAAGCCAATATTACTAATACCACTGCCGCGCTGACCGCACAGCAGCGCCGGTTAGATCAGCAAGCGCAGCAACAACAGCGCCTTAGTGCTGCCCGTAACCGCTTCGATAGCAGTAATCAGCGCAAAGCCATTGCCGCTGGATTGGGCTACACCTCGCTCTCAACTGGCCGCGCCATGGGGCGTGGGATAGCCGGAGCGCTGCATGTTGGCTATGAATTTGACGGTATGATGAGTAAAACTCAGGCCGTTACCCGCATTCCTGATAAAAATTCAGCAGATATGCAGGCGATGCGCCATCAGGCCCGCACCTTGCCGCTCTCTTCTAAATTTACCGATCTGGAAGTGGCACAAGGGCAATATTTCCTTGGTCGTACTGGTTATAGCCCGAAACAGGTATTAGGCGCGATGCCGGGTATGCTGAATTTGGCAGCAGCCGGTGATATTGATCTCGGTACTACCGCCGATATTGCTTCCAATATTCAAACCGCGATGGGGATTCCGGCAGAGAAAATGGATCGGGTGGCTGATGTGCTCACCGCGTTATTCACCCGTAATAACGTGGATATCCCGATGCTGGGCGAGTCTATGAAGTATTCCGGCGGCGTTGGCCGGGAGTACGGGCAGAGTTTGGAAACCGTCGCAGCGTCCACCGCCATGCTGGGCAGTGCCGGTATTCAGGGCAGTCAGGCCGGTACCACTATGCGCAGCATCTTAAGCCGTATTGGTGGCTCCAGTGCTGTTAAGGACTTAGGCGTCAATACTGCCGATAAAAACGGCAATATGCGCGATTTGGTGGATATCCTCAAAGATATCAATGAGAAAACCGCAAAAATGGGTAACGTTGAGCGCGGGGCTATCTTTAAGAGCATCGCCGGACAATATGCTGTAACCGGTTTTGGTGTGCTAATGCACGCCGCCGGTAATGGCTCGCTAGATAAGATGCGCGGTCAGCCCGGTGAGTATGATGGCGAGGCGGCTCGCGTAGCGGCTACCAAGCTGGACAACCTGAAAGGCGATATGACCATTATTCATGCCGCCTTGGAAAACGTCAGCGTTGAACTGTTTGAGAAAAATGACGCATGGCTTAGGTCAACAGCCAAAAGCATTACCGAGTTTATGCATGGTGTGGCCGAATTCCTCAAAGCCCATCCAAAAATCAGCCTTGGCATTGTGCAGGTGGGTACTGCTGTCGCTATTGCGACCGCCGCATTCGGTGCATTGGCTATCGCCGTTGTCGGTATTTTGGGGCCATTCGCCCTACTGCGTTTTACTACCTCAGTATTGGGAATCCGATTGTTGCCGCAGCTGTCGTTTGGTATGTCCAGACTGGCGAGCACTACTCCGATAACCACCCAGCAGATCGGCAACTTTAGCCGCTCACTGCTTACCCTGTCTAAAAATGGCGGTCAGTCGGCGATAGCCACTCTTAAGGGGCTGGGTAATGGACTGGGTAATGTGGTGCGTTCGCCGGTTAAATCCAGCATCAGCGGCTTTAAAATGCTGGGTAATGGGATTAGCTGGCTGGCTAAATCCCCGCTTAAGTTCCTGCGCTTTGCCCTTGGTGGCTTAGGTGGCATATTCGGGATATTAATCAGCCCTATCGGCCTGATTGGTGCGGCTATCGCCGGTGCGGGCCTGTTGATTTACAAGTATTGGCAGCCGATTAAGTCATTTCTCGGCGGCGTGGTGGATGGCTTTATGCAAGCCGCCGCCCCGATTAGAGAGGCACTTAAACCGCTGGGGCCGGTGTTTGACTGGATTGGTGATGCGGTTCAAAACGTGTGGAACTGGTTTAAAAAGTTACTGGAGCCGGTGCAATCCACCACCGCCGATTTAAACAGCGCTGCCGATGCCGGTAAATCTTTCGGTAAATTTCTGGCCGATGGTATCAGCTTTGCCATGACACCGCTTAACGCGCTGATTTCATCCATTAAATGGGTGCTGGAAAAACTGGATGAGGTGAAGCAGCGCTCCGATAAAACCCGCGAACTGGCGCAGAGTAATCCGGCGGTAGCTACCGCCGCAGGTAATTACGGCATTACATGGAAGCCCGCCCCCAAGGGTAACAGTGCCGCTGATATCGCCGCGAAATATACCGGTGAATATGATAACGGCGGCACTATCCCGCTGGGTAAATTTGGCGTAGTCGGTGAGCATGGGCCGGAGATTATTAACGGCCCGGCACACATCACTGGCCGCCGCAATACTGCCGCCATGGCGGTTGCCGCGTCCATGTTATTCAGTGGCTATCAAGCTGCCGCCGCCCCGCTTCATCCGTACAGTTTACCGGCGACACAGTACCGCAATAATCACAGCGGCCAGACCAATAACCCGCCACAAAACCAAGCCAGCCATGCCGCGCCCATTATCAATATTTACCCAACGCCGCAGCAGGATGCACAGGATATTGCGCGCGAGGTGGCCCGCCAATTGGCGGCCTATCACCGAAATACGCAAAGCAAATCAAACCGCAGCTATCAAGACCATGATGATTATTAAGGAGCACTAGCATGATGATGGCATTCGGGATGTTTGTATTTATGCTGCAAACCGTCCCCTATCAAGATTTTCAGCATCAAATGGCATGGCGTCACCCGTCCAATGCGCGTATTGGTTTGCGCCCGTCAAGCCAGTTTTTGGGGCCAGATGAGGAATCAATTACCCTATCCGGCGTGTTATACCCTGAATTGACTGGCGGTAAGGTCTCATTGATGGCCTTGCAATTGATGGCGGAAACCGGCAAAGCCTGGTCATTGATTGAAGGGAACGGCGCTATTCATGGCATGTTTGTGATTGAGAATCTTAGCCGTACCAAAAGTATCTTTTTCAGTGACGGCTCGGCACGCAAGATTGAATTTACCCTCACGCTAAAACGCACTGATGAATCATTAAAAGAGATGTTTGGTGATTTATCACAGCAATTTAACGATATCGCCTCTCAAGTCTCTGACGCCGCCAGCGGATTATTATCATGACGATGATAGATAGCCTGTTAAATAACGGCCATAACGCGCCGGATTATGCTATTTCCGTAGATGGCATCGATAAAAGCGGCGGTATTAAAAAGCGACTGATGTCATTAACCCTAACCGATAACCGTGGCTTTGAAGCGGATCAGCTTGATATTGAACTGGATGATTCAGACGGTAAATTAGTACTGCCCCGTCGCGGAGCAAAAATAGCCGTTGCGCTAGGTTGGCAAGGGGCTGCACTGATTGATAAAGGCATATTCACCGTAGATGAAATAGAGCATAGCGGCGCACCGGATAAGCTGACGATCCGCGCCCGCAGTGCGGATTTTCGTGAAACGCTCAATATTCGCCGTGATCACTCTTACCATAAGACCACGATTGGCGGGATAATTAAAACCGTTGCCGAGCGAAATAAACTCACGCCAACATTAAATAAAGCGATGTCTGATTTAGCGGTTGACCATATAGACCAAACCAACGAATCAGACGGTAATTTTATTACCCGATTGGCGAAACAATATGGCGCGATTGCCGCTGTGAAAAATGGCAATCTGTTATTTATCCGTCAGGGCCAATCGAAAACCGCCAGCGGTAAACCGATTCCGGTGATGACCATTATTCGCAGCCTGGGTGACGGCCATCAATTTAGTATGGCTGACCGGGGCGCTTATACCGGTGTGGTGGCTAACTGGCTGAATACCCGTACCACCGAAAAGCCGGTAGTTAAGGTAAAACGAAAGCGTAAACGTAAGGCGACCAGTACCGCCAAGCCCAAACAGCCAGAAGAGAAGCAGGGCGAATATCTGATTGGTACGGATGAAAATGTGCTGACTTTACGCACCACTTACGCCAGCAAACACAATGCGCAGCGGGCGGCTAAATCGAATTGGGAACGGCTGCAACGGGGCGCGGCGAAATTCTCTATCCAACTTGCCAAAGGACGTGCAGATCTTTATCCCGAAGTACCGGTTAAGGTGATCGGGTTCAAAAAGCAGATTGATGAGGCCGATTGGACACTGGTCACCGTTACCCACTCCGCGAGTGATAGAGGCTTTACTACCGCGCTGGAATTAGAGGTAAAAATAGATGATTTAGATATGGAATGATGATTTTTAATCAATAATCACGCATAATTCTCATTAACACCGACCCTAGTCGGGATGATGCCGGAGTCCGGATCATGTTCAATTGTCCCTTATGCCACAGTGCAGCCCATACCCGCAGCAGCAGTCAGGTAACCACCGAAACCAAAGAACGCTATCACCAATGCATTAATGTGAATTGCGGTCATACCTTTGTGACGATGGAAAGCTTTATGCGTTCAATATCGAAGCCCGGTGAGATTAACCCTGTAGAACCTCACCCACAAAATGGTGGGCAAGAAGTGATGTTCTGAGAGCTAAAAATAAATCTATCTGCCCTGCTCTCATCCCGCTTTTGCGGGATTTTTTATGACATCAAAAAACCGTTGCTGCCATCGTGCTGCCATTTTGCTGCCACTTGCCAAATCTCAGGCACAAAAAAACCGCCTCTCGGCGGTTAACGACATACTCATACTACTTTGTTTTACTTAGATTTGTTTCCATGGTGCCCGGGGCGGGACTTGAACCCGCACAGCCATAAGCCGAGGGATTTTAAAATCCGCGTTAATTTAATTTAAATCAATAGGTTGGATTAAAACGACCTAACATGAATATTAGCAGCCCCCCAAAAAATCAACAACTTACCGCATCCCCCAACCAGCAAGTTAGGAACAATATTTTGGGTAAGATATTCAAATTTAGGCCGGGCCATTAAGCACATTGATGTAGGTGCCAACTCATAGGATCAGTGTTGAATCGTCTGTATAGGCCAGAGCACTGATGAGCTGTTCTGAGTTGGTACTTTTCAGTAGTGGGAAATTTATCAACTTAAAACCGTTACTGAAACAGATATCACACGTCTTGTTCTCAGTATCGAGCACTATTTCTTTAAACGTTTTGAAGATAAAACGTCTGCATTTCTCCCGGTCCTCTTTTAAGGTTAAATCCAGATTTGTTACATCCTCACTAACGGCCAGCCTCTGCTTATTCTTAGCTACACGCATTGTGACTTCATTACTTTTGAATTCTTTATGCAGTGCCTTTATCTTTTCAGCCAAAGCAGTCACTTCAGGTGCTATTTGTAATGCCTCAATCAGCTTATCAATACTTTTAAGAACCTCAATATTTCTATCCTGAAGCGAACGGGTCGATCCTCTACTGGTTGAATTAGTCTGGAACTTGTCAGCATGGATAACAACTGTAGTTATCAGGTTTACATCCGCAATATCACGCCTAATCGATGGTGTATTACAACGATGTAGCCGACGCATAGGGCATACATAATACCCCATCCCTTTGCCATCTATGGAATTGAGAATGATACTGTGACCACATACTTTACATTTCATCACCGAACGGAAGAGATTAATTAGATAGGGGTTATCAGTGTGCTTGTCTTTGCCAAAGGGTGGTTTTCTGAACTCTCTGACAGCGTAGAAAGTTGTATCGGAAATGACTCGAGGAAAATAGCCCGGTATTTCTTGTATTCCATTGGCTATCGTACGGTATGACGGGACATTTATTCCAATCAGAGCTTTATTTACCAAAATTTTTTCAATTGTAGAAGGGTTCCAGACGCCAATTTCTCCCGTTAGTGTTATCACCTTTTTATCATTCAGCATTTTAACTATTCCATTGAGAGATTGCCCTTTTAATCGTAGCCGAAATATCTCTTTAATCGTCCGGGCATGTTCAGGTATCAGCTCGAAACTATCTCCTCTTTGGTTCACCTTCAACCAGCGAGGGCAACTTCTGGTAATTATTTTGCCCGAGGCCGCTGCTTCCTCCCTTTTCTTCTTCCATGCAGACTTCATCCGGCGTGATTTAATTTCACTTTCTTCATTAGCCCGCTGCGCAATTAGAATGGCTTTTATAAGTGAGTATGGGTCATCCAAAGAATCTTTAGTGTAATGAGTATGGTCGCTAAGGGTAACAACATCGATACCGGCCTTTAATATACTTTTAAGCCGCTCCGTTGCCTCCCCTATTTTTTCACGTGACAGGCGATCCAGACTTTCTACCAGTAAAGCTGTCCCATATTCAATGTAGCCACCCTCAACGGCATCCATGAAGTCTGAGAATGCACCACGCGTGGCGTGAGTTCCGTGGTAAGCACTGATACCTAAATCTTTATAAGTTAGGTCGTCTAGCAAATAGTCTGGATTGGCCTCAAGCCACTCTTCCACTAGCCTATTTTGCCTTTTTAAAGAATCGCCATACTGCTGAATAGGCGAGGAAAATCGGAGGTATGCTATAGCTTTTTTCATAGCCCGCAGCCAACATAAAGATGGAACTAGATACTGGCATACCGGAGTTGAACAAAAAGTGAACTCTGTCAAATCTTCTCATTGCGGAACAGAGCTATTGATTCGAATGTAAGATTTACATATTGATAAATAGTTTCAACCATCATCCCTCCCTGATATACCCCCAGTATTTGTGGAGCAATGAATCTGTTCTATGATGCCAACCACATTGATGAAAACTTAATACAATTATTAATGTTATTTTAAACTGATTATTTGGATACATAAATTTAGATACTTAAACGAAAAACAGGAAAATTCCTACAAAACCAACCCTGGTGTCTGATTACTTTTTGACCTAGATCACGTTATTGTGAGCTCATGAATTATCGTTGCAGTAATAAGTTTGATGCTCATGTGTATTTTAAAAAGTAAACGAGAATTCATATTAATAAATTCATTCTTTTTATCATATTAACATCAGGGTTATTACTTAAAATGAAATTATTTAACTACAAATTATCTTGTATCGCCTTAACTATTATATCTGCGATTAATACCACAACTTCTTATGCTGACATCGGTTTTACAGGTGATGTAATACCTGACTTACCTGACTGGGATATTCCGGGGGTAATAATTGTTGGTAATACGTCATTTGGTGCTATGGAGATTTTCAATAGTGGACCGGTGAACAGCGGAAATGNGGGAATGGCTTGCCGTGGTGCAATCTCAACTCGCCTTGTGGAGTTCCTGATTCAATATGCCCCTCTTTGGTTGATGCAATACCGCTATCAGTTGATTTTGCAGGTAATCGCACGCCAAAACCGTCGCCTACTGGCTCAATAACAGCACCTGGCATTTTTGCCCACTTAGTGAATCTGGCCACTTTCTCATTAGGGAATGGCTTGCCGTGGTGCAATCTCAACTCGCCAAGAGTTTCACCTTTTGCATAAGCTTCGGTACGTGCATCTATAGGGACACCACCAGCACGCTGACGCTGATCGGTAATCGCTGTTTCAGACTGCGCTCCCATCGCCTCAGTAAAGCGGCGCACATCTTTACGCTGCCCTCCCTCAAACTGCGGCGCTTTCCCTGACTGAACATCATCAGGATTAACTACAGGTCCATCAGCAAAGATGATGTTTTTATCCGTAATGGCCTGCGGATCCGTTTGCCCATCGTAGGTATGGGTTTCTCTGACCGCACCTTGCTGCTCTGCCTGCTCCCTCGGCAAATACACTTGCCCACGAGTCTGTTCCCCGGCTGTGAATTGTGGCGCGGAACCCGCTTGAGGTTCATCACCTTGAATTGGTCCTGGCATTGGGAAACCTTCACCCGGATGAATATTACCGGGAGCTGGCAGGCGTGGAGTTCGCTGCGCCCGGATCTGATCAGCTTGCTGAAGTATCGATATCTCATCAGGTGTATAACCCTGCTCGCCCGACTCCATTTGTTGCTGAATCAGATCCTGTGCGGTCGGTTGTGCTTCTGGCTCTGCAAGTGAACGTTGAACATCGCTATCATCAGCAAAGCCTTGTACCCGAGGATCCTGACGTAAGTAAGCTGGGGTATCGCGGAAATCATCAATTTGAGAGTTGGGTACACCATTTTCACTGACTGAGTTTTGTTGTACTGCCACTTCAGGGGAACTCTGATTTTCTGCCTGCGGTGTAACTTCCTGCTGTTGGGAGGGATCGATATTTTCAGATACGGGTGAACCGTCAGCATTAACGGGGTTTTCTGATGTTGCTTCTGCTGCTGACCTGCGGCCACGAATTCCACCGATAGTTCCCGCTGCGCCACCAATGCCAGCCCCTAGCACTGCATTATTAGCACCGGTTTCTACCACCCCTTTCATTGGGTCTATTTTCTGACCTGCGGTGTCAATTAACTGCTGATTTTGAACATAGCGCTGGGCTGCACCCTGAGTGAACTCAGTTCCACCTTCCGCCGCCGCACCTAATGAAGCCCCGGAAATAACACCAGAAGCCGCCCCTTTTTTGGTAAGCAAATTCAATAAGGTATGATCGCCCAATGTAGAAGCTGCAATGTTTATCGCTAGCATGCGCGGATCTACCGTCACACTGCTGGCGGCCTGTTCTGCAACCTGATTGCGAGCTAGCGTTAATTTTTGTGTATCTGACAGTGCTGAGTTATTTGGATCCGAATCTATGGTTGAAAAGGCTTTTTGAAAAGTAGGGCTTTGCACTAACTGATCAAAGGGCAATGCATTGATCTCATCGCGCATTTCATTACCAGAAGAACCTTGTGCAGTACCTGCCATTATTCCGACAAATCCAGATTTTTGAGCCTGAATGCCCGCTTTAATTGCTGTTTCTTTTGCCGTTTCTCTCGCTACAAATTCAGGTAACAGATTCTTAAGTTTCTGAAAAGTAAGTTCCTCAATACTTTTAGCGATGACCTTACCACCAAGTTTGGCAAATCCACCCACAGAGAACAGCTGAGAAAGTGTGGGTACTGCATTCATTACCCATGCATCTTTATCAAAAGCACCAGCACCAAGCTTCAGATTATCTTGAGAATCAGTTTCAATGAAAGGCATCTCTGCTGCCTGCTTAGCCCCCTCACTGTAATTAGACTTTATTTTATCAGTGACATCACCAGCTAAATTACTTATGCCAGCTAAGGCACTAACCCCAACTTTACCGAGTGCTTTAGGTAAATCATTACCAGGATTTTTTCGAATTACATTCAACAACTCAGGATCAACATCCAGTGATATCCTTGGTTTTTCGGTGGCTAATCTGTCCAATTTTCTATCAGCACCAACAACCATTTGGGATAATCCGTGAATAATTTCAGAAGGTGCTGTCGCTGCTGCGAAAGCAACATCTTTTAAACCTACACTAGGGTCATTCTCCTGCGGAGCTTTTGACTGCCGCCCAGCAGCTTCACGCGCAGCCCTGACGGCACCCCAGTCGAAACCAGTATTAGCATTCTCACCTGGTTGCTGGATATTGAGTGTTTCACGATTACTGTTATTGGTTTGCTCTTCTGGACGTTGTTGTTGCGGATCGTAAGTCATTTGGCGCTCCAAATTTCAGACGTAAAAAAAGCCTCGTTGTGAGGCTGTTCGATAGTATTAATAAGGTCCGGTTGCGCGAGATCTTTAATCCGTTCATATTCGAGATTAAGTCTGTGTTTTTCCTTCTTTCGCGCATTCATCAATCGACTACCGATAGTCCCCTTAACCTTCGAAACATTTTCTTTTATGGCAAACAAATGCTCCGCTTCTTCGCCGATTGCAAGACGGCGCTTTAGTTGCTCTGTCATCCAGTTGAAAGCATTGATATACGCCTCTTTAATCGCTGTCGCAGGTTTACCGGTAAATCCCATAATTAACATCATGCAACCATCACGAGTTATATTAAACATCGGCTGCATATCGCCATTTTTATCAATGAAATCAGTGGGCGCAAAATTGCGCTGGGTAAAACCATCGGAACATTTCAGGTTTCGAATTGCCCTTAGAACATCTTTGTGACGCTTGCTAAAGCATTGAGCAACCTTAAGTGAGGTGGTTATCACTTTGTTCTCTGACATAACCACCATGTCTCGAAAATCAAATTGTGGGATGACTACCATTTGTTTGTTCATTGGCACTTCCTTATTAGAAATGAACCTTTGGCGCATAGGAAACCAGCCCATCGAGGCGTACCAACCGTACTGGCTCCTCAAAGGCTCATTTCTAATCAGGTTCGATGGTTTGAAGCACATGCGTTGTGCTGGGGAAACTGGAATAAAAAAAAACCGGCAGGCGAACCTGTCGAGGCTAGATTTCGTGCATAAAAAAACCGAAGGGCTTTTTAAAGCTCACTTCGGCATCTTTGGATAATTTAGCGCGTTCCGTTTGGCTAAGCAAGATTATAAATTGCAAATATCTCATACTACAATTGACGATACAGACTCCAATATTTTATAGTCTCAATTAAAAGCAATACAGTCAGTAGTATTCGGTGTTATACATGACCGAGTATGCTTCTGTTACTCTGCCATCAGGGTATATGTCTTTTATTTTACAGAATACAGGGTTACCATGTGAATCTATCGTACAGTCTCTTGTTGTTGAAACTTCAAGCTTATCATTAATGTAAGTTTTCGTTTCATAGTTAAATGGATTTATTGCTTTAGCATCAAATTCAGTCACTATTTTATTCACGAAATTCTCTTCATAACTTACGTCTAAAATAGGATATCCACTTTCGTCATACTCGTAATGTTTTCTTATTTTCCCACTTTCTGATATTTTAACATCCGTTACAAACCCTTTATCATTCAGTAGTGCTTTAACATCTCCATTCATAGTTTGCGTAATGTTGCATTTTTCATTCAAAATTAACTTTTTTTCTTTGGTATTACTATTAATATAAAAATTACCATCTTTAACATAATCCGTATCTATTTCTGATATTGGAGTGCGGACCTTTATTGAAGTAAAGCAGCCTTTCTCATCAATATTTGCATGAGCTTCAGAAATAACATTCCCATTGGCATCCAGCATTTTTTGACTGAGTGATTTAACAGGTCCATGTAACGGGTCTAACCCAAATATGTTAGAGATGCTTGCAACATTCGGCGTAAAAACTAAAGATTCATTATTCCTATCGCAGGCACTTAATACCACAATCAGGGTGCAGACACTTATAATCCGTTTCACTATGCACTATTCCTTATAATAAGTAGCTGATTACATAATATCAGGAGTCGCTAAGAATAATAAGAAACATATTTATTACTTTGCCGCTCGACTATAAACTTCTCGTAACTGCTGCGCAGTAAAGCTATCACCAGAAACGAGTTTTTCCTGGGTGGTACTGTTTGTAGCCCTCTGCTGCCTTCCTTCCCTTTGTTTCTGTTTCCATGCCACAAAGGCCTGCTGATCCTGTGGGCTATTCAGATCAGGCGCTTCACCAAACTCTTTTTGGTACTCTCCTGCAAATGCTTCCAACTCTGCCGGGTCAATACCTGATTGATTTTGCGAACTACGTCCCCCGCCAACACCGTAGAGTTCCGAGGCCTGCTGACGGCGTTGCTCCGAGTTGCTCTTAATCTCCTGTTTTGCAGCAGTCAGTTGTTTTTCATCCATCATCGCACCATCTTTATTCAGTGCAGCCAGTTGCTTACCTTCATCTTTGCTAATATCCAGCAGTTCTTTACGATAGCCCTCACTTTCCTGACGCATAGCGGCTTTATCTGGCGGGTTAACCATACTGCCAATAAACTTGGCTCGTTCTGGCTGGTTAAGTTGCCCTACCATCTGGCTATAGCCTCTGACTTTATTCATAAACTCATCGATAGGGATTTTCGCTACCTGGTTATCATTCACATCAGCAGAACCAAATTGGGTCATAGGTTTGTTGGCGGTCGAACCATCGCTGTAGGTGACTTTCAGACCGGGAATAACAAACTTACCATCCTCACTGATACCAATATGTGCCAGTTCTTTACTCTTGATTTTCTTGCCTGATTCAGGATCGACCTCATCAATATTGCGTTCAATATAAGGAGCCAGTACGGTATTCATCGTTTTTAATACTTTCGGGTCGTTATAGTTCATTTCCCCGGAAAGCACCTTCGGCATAATCTGGTTAATCTCCATCACATTATCAATTGCCCCCTGACCAAAGAAACGAGATGGATGCAGTGGATTATCTTTTGAAATTTGCCCATACAATTGAGGGTCAACCTGACCGGAGGTTTCAATCTGCTTATACAATGCCTGAACGACCGGCATTTCTTCTTGCATGCGCTGCTGGCGTTCAGCTTGAGAGCGCTGGAAGTTAAACTCGCTCTTACGCATATTGAGTTCCTGCGCCCGCATGCCCAAGCTGGCATTGGCCGTGCGCTGACTCGCCTGCGCTAACCCGTAGTTTTTATTCCACTGCTCATCACCCACGCTATCACGCTGTGATTTATATTGATGATCACGATTGTCAGTTTCTTTGCGCCAGTTAACCTGATCCTGCGCCAGACCATAGTTACGGTCAGAGTCCTTAACCTGTTGCTGTTGTGCCGCATCCCGCAAACCTAGCTCGCGATTACGGCTAATCGCCTGATCCGCCGTGTTGAAGCCCGCCAGAAATCCGTCAGCTAAACCTTGTACACCCATAATAATGATCCTTTAGAAGAAACTACTGGCCAGCAAACCCACTGCGGCACCAATACCCGCACCAATCGGCCCACCCGCAGCACCATAGGTGGCACCCACCGCCATGCCAGTACCGGCCCCGACGCCAATCATGCTCATTTGGCTCTGTTTCTGTTGGGATTTGAGCTGCTCATTGGCAGATTCGCGCTGTATCTCACGGTTAGAAGCATCACCTAGCCCTTGCATGGCCTGCTGCCGAGTATCCCGTGCAACATCAATCAGTCCGTATCCCATTAGTGACTCCCCCCGCCAATACTCATTTGCTCACGTAGACTTGCACTGCCACCGGTTAAAATATTCATCTGCCGATCTTGCTCAGCCTCCCGGATTCCATTCTTCGCCCCGGCAGTGGCCAGTGCCGAGCGCAGACCTAAACTGTTATCGTTCGGGTTTGCCGTCTGAGTAGTGCCATAACGCGCCAACTGATTTTGAGTACCCAACTGAGCAGAACGCAGACTGTTGGCAGAGCTATCACTGACGCGGGTTAATTGCTGATTCATCAGTTCGCCGCTGGTAGCCAAACCCATCAGCTCTTTTTGCTTTGGATAAAAACGAGTGAGCCAATCGTTATACTGATCACGAATAAGATTGGCATAGGTATCAGATGCTTGTCCCATAACTACCTCCTATCATTAGCTGCCGCCAAAGATGCCAGTGGATTTACTACTCACGTCTTTGAGACCATAAGTCGATTTGCTGCTGACATCCTTTACCCCATAATTACGAGCGGCCATACCACCAGCAGCACCAACTAATTGCCCTACTGCCTGTCGGTCGCTAAGTGACTTCTGTGCATCGCTGGTCGCTTTACTTAAACTCTGGCTGGCAATGTTGCTATAACCAGACAGTGCATCAGCTTTTTGCCCTGAACCCATAGCGACAACATCCTGTAAGCCGGCGACATATTTATCCTGTTGTGAGGTTTGCGCTCGGTTAGTTGTGTCGATTTGCCCTGCCACCTGATCACTTTGCAACGTTTGTAGTGTTCCCTGGAATTTACCGCTACTCGGATCAACGCCCCCCGCAGACAATTCAGTAGCCGCCTGTTGGCGTGCCTTACCAAACTCCTGTTGATAACCTAAGTTGACGGTCCCAGCGGCATCGTCATATTTCGACTCGTTATTCATACTGTCTACTTTGCTAATAAACAGATTTTCCATTGGCTTAAGTTCGTTCTGGTACAGCGTCCATTGTTTACCCGCAATTTCAGCCGCTGCCAGTTCCTGAGAGGTTTCTTTAACCTCGGTGCTACCGCCACCTTTGCCCATAATGACCTCCCATTTTCACCACCAACGAACTACGGATAGCACGCTGGCCACACCATATAAAATGCCGACCAGTACAGTGAAGTAATACATGCGCCGGAGTGTTTTACTTCGTTCAAACAGTTCTAGAGCTTTCACAACCCATTCTCCTAGGTTAATATTCACCCATCTTCTCCCTTGCCTTTTTCAAGGTGCAGAAAGTAGAAAGCCCCGACTGCGGCTAACAGTTCGGGGCTTTCGCTTATCTACTCGTTTACATTAAACCGGTATTTTGAATTTCATCAGTCCATCTTCGTCCACCAGACGCTCAAAACCGAGACGCCGCGCAATTCGGATAAACCCTTTTCGTGCTGTATAAAACTCCGCCCAGCGCCCGCCTATCATCCGAGTCAGTTGCTGAACCTCTGGGGTGTACTTAACCAAACCTTGCTGCCCGCTACTAATACCCAGCCAAACCACCACATAAGGAATGCCTTCTTTCATTCGCGGGCGCAGGACTATCACTGCATCGTCCGCTGAAAAGCAAAACGCCTGCTTGTTACGGCAGGCGTCTTGGGCATGAATGAGGAGTTCCGGATCACCAGAATCGCTAGCGATTTGCGCCAGTTTAGAATTTAAAATAGTTTGCTGCATCCAACACCATGATAGGGATACTTGAAACGTAATAGGTTAATGGGCCATGGGATGCCGGTTGATTTCTGGCCCATCCCCAAGCAGGGCCAATCTGCGTGCCATTGCTGTTCACCCAGACATAAACCTGCCACGGGTAACTGTACATCGCACCAATATTGCACGGCGCGTACATTGGTCGGGCAATACCCTCAACACTGCGCATTGAGCCTAATGCTGCACCGGTTAAAGGAACCAATTTAGGGCGGGCCAAAATATCGTAGCCCGAGTTATAAACCACTGAGCCATTTTGTTTCGAATAGATTTCCAAGCCATATTTGCTGCGATTTAACGCACCATTACCAAAAATACAGACCTTGGCTCTAATGGTCGCGCCGCCACCGCCATTGACATAAAAAACCCGATATCGGCGGGCAGTGGGGTCAGGCGACATACAAATGGTTTTACTGGCATCTGTTGTGTAGAAATAACACATCACCTGATCGGCTGCGAATGCCGGATTAATATAGCTGGGTAGCCAGCCATCATTTATATCAACTTCACCTTTAAATAACAGGCAAGAAAATTGGCTGATATTGCTAATGCCGGTGAAGTTATTAACCCCCATAAATTGGATACCATAACCGCCCACCGATCCAGAAGCAGGCCAGATATAAACACCATAATATGAGGATGGAATGGCACCATAGTAATTAACTGAGTTTACTTTCAGTGTACGATTAGCATCCAAATAAGGTTGATTATAAGCGAATCCACCAGGTACCCACTGACTACCACTAACGGTGTAATCAAGCCAGGCATAAGAAGACATCCAAAGAAAATAGTCATAGCCAGAAGGAATAGTAATCCCCGTATTCCATTCTCCGAATGAATTACCTTTACTGCCCATGCCAACTATTTTAGTGACCGTAGTTTTGTTATCCATCACCACTGATGTGCCATCCGGGCGGAATACTTCTAAACCGTAGCGCGACACTGCCAGATACCGTTAAAGTTAAAATCAGGAGGGGGATTCTTACCCACGGACATACACGCGGTTAAACTAATCAAGCTTGCCAAGACGAACCATAAGCGCACCTTTCTCATCATAAACCTCTATTCTCTCGTTAGTGATGACAAGGCCAATACTGCCTGCACCTTGCCTGATGGTAATTCTTCCCGTATTTGAAACACTGAATAGGTCGCCAATCTTCAGATTACCGGCGGCATCAACTGTGAACTTACCGTTATTTATCGTGGCGCTATTGAGCGTGGGCGTTGAAATGCTGATTCCCGCTTTAACTTCATCAGCGATAATGGTTTGAGCATTTAAAATTTTGATGGTGGCTTCACGGATAGCAGCTTCATCAATAACTACTCGCCCGTCAGAAATAGAAAACGGAATAGCATAAGAACCGGTATCAGTAGGATTGTTTGGGTCAAAGACAAAAAACTGACTGGCCGATATGGCGACCTGAGCAATGGGTTTTCCGTTAGCATCAATGCCTGCGACAATCCCGATACCTGCGGTGATCCCGCTGGCATCAACTTTGGTGCTCCACATTTTCTGAAATGCCTGGCCGCCGTTCTGGTCAAGATCATTGACGCTATTGGCGAGCTCACCGATTAATGGCGATTCATTAATCTCCTTATTAATCAGGTCAATAATTTCATCAATATCGGCAGCGGTTTTGGCTGGAGTTCCCTCACTGGCATTAAATGGCCCCGCCATACCTGCGGAGTTAATAAAGCGAATCCAGTAATAACCTTGCCATCCCGGGTCAACTGGGTCGCCATAAACCGCTGCCGCCGAGCTGGCTACCATCACCGCATTAGCCAGGTTATCTTCAGTGCTGCGGTAGATTTCCGTCAGCGAATGCCCACGGTAATTCGGCATCTCCCATTCCAGCAGTACCGCGCCAAAACCGCCGTTGGCTTTAAAGTTTCGTGGTTGAGTGGGAAAAGAGGGGGCCGGGCCAGTATTATCATTGGGATGAGGTTTGAGCTGTAATTTACCGCCCGCCCCTGCACGTAACTTGGCTAAATCCAAATCAGCCAACTCGGCATAAGTGACGGCACGATGACGACCGTCACCGCGCTGCCCGGTCAACACCTCAATATTTTCAGAGAGTGCCGCAGCATCACGACCCGCACGGAATCCTTTGGTCATGCTGGCATCTCCGCCATTGAGGTACTCAGGGTAATACGGTCAACTTGCGCGTAACCCCAGACCTCAACCGTCCATTTGCGGCCGGTGATCGGCGGCAACTTCAGAAGCCCATCCATTAAGGAGCCTGGCGGCAGCGACAGCACCGGCGCACCATCAACAATCAAATTGACCCCCACGCGAATTACACTCTCACTCATGATACGCAAGCAGGAAAATGAGGTGCCGGGAGGGGCCAGAAATGGTTTGCTGCGCCATGTGATCGGCAACGGCGTGGTGCTGACTTGAGAGATGGTTAATTTATCGCCTTTAATGGTGTAGAGCGTATCCGACTCCAGATCATTAAAGGCCGTATCAAAAACGGTGGTCAGGTGACGGATATCCATCGCTTGTGGATCGAAAATAAATCCGGCGCTGGTTCCTTTTGCCGTCTGGTAAATCGCCAGATATTCGCCTTCCACCTGCCATGCTTTGATACTTTCAGGATTGAAGTTTTTCCGCCATTGCCGTGGCTCGATAATCTGCTCAGTGGCAACTAATGCATTGCCAGCACTATCAACCGATACCAACCCATTGGGTGACGCGTAGAGCGCAAAGCTATCCATACTCACCATGCTGCGGCGGCTGACACAGGCTTGCATCACCGGTAACTTGGCGTTGGTTATATTGGACGGAGTGATACCACTGAACAGATAAGGCCGCCCTTTGGTTCCCACCACCAGCCCGGCACCAATAGGTGCAATAGCCACAATATCGTGCTCGGTACTTTGCTTGTAATTTTCCGGCCAGGCATAGGGGAGAAACGCCTCAGAGAACATGACTTGGTTACCAGCAAAACCAGCGGCTATACCGTTTGCCATCAGGCACAAACCAATCATTTCATCTGGCGGCATCAGGAAGTTTTCGGTTTCCAATACCGGCCCAAGTTCTTTATCAAGCAAAGTGTCCTGATACACAAGCACACCAACGTCCAACTCGACCAACAGCAGATAATCAGCAACCCCACCGCCAGATGCAGAGCGATAAATGCGGCGGCGGGTGATATTTGAATTCTGGCTGCCCGGTGGTTGCAGGGCGAGATCTACGCTACTGCCGGGGTACACAATGGTCACTTCCTGCGAAACTGGCCCCGGCGGCCCCTCTTCCCCGTAGCCCGTGACATAGGTTTCAACATAAAAACGGGTATCGTCATCGGTTGGATCATCATCACCATGATCAGCTGGCGGCGTAATTGCAGTGACCTCAATAGGATTAACTGGAGCTGGAATGCCCAGCCGAAAACTCACCGCCGGGAAATTACCCTCTCCTTGAGTCGCTATTTCATTGCTGGTGACCTTGGGATATTTGCCATCAGTGAAATAGACCCGCTCATATTTATCCTGCGCCACCGGGCTGCGGATTGCATCTGCCAAGTCAGTCCAGGCAAACCAATAATCATCGCGGTAACGGAAAATAGTGGTTGGCTTCAACTTAAATGTTTTCCCACTATCAACATCCGCCATAACCGGTGTAATAACGCCGTGGCGAAAATGGCAGTTTTTAGCAATGGTCGCCGCTTGCTCTGGCAATAGATGTGGCACTGCCCGCGGCATTTCGCCACGCATGGTAGTGATATCGATAGCTGACATAGTGAGTGATTTCCGACAGGCATAAAAAAAGCCCCACTAAAAAGTGAGGCTTGGCATCTTTGGGTAATTTAGCGCGTTGTTGATAAGAGAGCAATGGGGTATTTATTTAATTTAAGGCGCATAACGACCAGGCTGCGAGGTAGAGGATATTTTTCAATATATGTGGGAAATATCTGATGTTGTTATATTTTCAGAATTTTGCTCGCCATAATTGTTTGGAGTAATCATCCAAATCCAATATGCTTAGGCGGGAATATATAGGGCAATAACAAGGAAAAGTTATGGATACGGTTGAGCAACTCAATGGAACATATTTTTATAAAGGAATGGTAAACCTTACGCCGCAGGAATTATTATTTTGGGTTATGATTGACGTTACAGAGGAGCAGTTAGGTGTACAAGATATGGTAGCTGTTGCATCCCTTATTCTTGGCGGTAACTATATTTCAGTCCCCGGAAAACCATTAACTGCAACGCCGGGAACCTCCCCCGCCTCCCTATTTTTTAGAAAACATCTACGCTATACCTTTAAGAGTCGGGTTCTTCCTACTCTCACACAAAAATCTTTTAGCTTAAGAAAGATAAAAATATTTTGGGTAAACAACCTAGGGGCGTTTGTTGGTCGTGCTGTCCCTGTCGTTGGATGGATTATTTTAGCTAATGATATAACTCAGATCAGCATTAAGACGGCTACACGCTACAACAATATTGTCCGAATGGAAGATCAATTATGGTAACGTCCCCCAATGTTGAACAGCAGGTTATCGAGTTTTTTAAAAAAGAACTTCCTTTGGTAACAACAATTACCTTCAAAAAAATCCCTGTTGAAGTCGATTCTGCGCTGCAAAATAATTTTGTATTTGAAGACATAAGTGATGCCACCGACGCCTATTTCAAAGCATTTAACGTCAATTATGATAATTTCTATTGGAGTAATTATTTTCCTTGGAAAGAAAAAGGACTCTTTTCTCGTAAAGAACCTATCCAAAATAAAAAGCCACTGACAATAAGAATGTTTGCAGAATCTGCAAAAGCTGGCCGCTGGCTATACGATTGAAATAGCCGGGTAATTAAGCCC